TGTCCCTGTTTGCTGACCATATAATTTATCAACATTGTCAAATATTCCTGTATGAACTATAATTGTTGCAGTATTTGTTAATTCAGCACCAACCGCTTTTTCAATTCTTTGCTGTTGTAGATCAAGTTTAATTTCTTCATCAGAAAAACCTAACACATGTTTTTTAGCCCACGAAACTGATACAGGGGCAATTCCTTCAATAGCGGTAACTGCATCTTTATAAAGCAACATTTTTTCCTTCCAAACATCAATACCTAATAAATCTGCTTGTTTTGAAGGATTATTTAATCCCAACGTAAAATTACTTAATTCATCTTCAAATCCCAATAAAAATAAATGAATAATTGCAATTTTATTCATTTCAGATAACATACTTTTTTGAATCCTATTTATTGTTCTTGCAAAACGAATATCCATTAAAGATAAATTTTTTCCATCACCGACTGGTTCCTCAAAACCTAAAAACGCTTTTGGCACCCGAAGCGCGGTTAATAATTTCTTTTGAATATACTCGATGTCGGCAATTTCTGATAAGTTTTGAGCCCCGGCTAAAGTTTCTATTGGACTCGCTTGAGCCGGATCTCTAACAGGAACAAAATAATCTTGATCAACCGCCATTTGATTAAATCTCATATCAACATTTCCTGTCTTGTGATCAACTACTTGTTGGCGTTTGAATTTGTTTGCAACACGATTAACATAAGCTTCAACATCTTGATCATCCATATTTCCCACAAACACTTTAAAGATTCTTCTTTCGGGTGCTCTTGATGTACGGTAAATTAACATCGCATCCTCGGCCAAAATTAATTGTTTCCAAATACGTCTTGCTTTTTCCAACATTGACGTGCCATAGGGAAGTTTTCTATCATCACCCAACAATCTGAAATGTGCAATTTCCCAAGAATTAAATTCCATATCCCTCGCTTTCCAAGTAAATTTTAAACCAGTGTTTCTTGGATCTGTCTCCTTATTGTAAGTTTTAGATGCCATACCCATTTCTAATCTTTCAATTTCTATGTTAGGTAATTGCATACAACCAACGACACCTTTTTCGGGGTCTAATTTTAAATAAACGAAATTATCACCATACTTACATGTATTACGAGTCCACATAGGTAAGTTGGTATTAACATCAAGGGCATTGTTAAATAAATCTGATAATATAGATTTAATTCTTTGCGAATCAGAATAAACCTGAACCATTAACCCATCTTGATTTACTGTTGTTGATTCTTCACCGTATATGTCAAGAGCTGCTGAAATTTCGGGTGTGTACTCCATACTTTCAAAATCATAAAAAGATGCCAATCTTGTTGGTTCGTAATATGTTGCCTGTGTATATAAATTGTTTTCAATTTTTGTCCATTGGTTGGCAAGATAATAAGTTTGCTGAGCTTGCAACTTCTCTTTTTCAAATTGATCTTTAGAAGTTGTTTTTAATAACTCCTTTTTGTCATATTGATAAGTTGGATAATCCTGACCCAACAATGAATAAGGCCCGAATGTTTGTGTTAGGCGCTGCCAAACTGTAAGATTTTTATTATTTTCCATAATATAATATTAACTACAACAATAAATAGTTAAATAATGGTTTTGTAATCTTTTTTGTTTTAATGGATATTTATCAAATAAAAAATATGAAAAAACTGACATTATCAGAAAGCGAACGAAAACATATACTTGGGATGTATGGAATACTACACGAAGATGCTAGAAGACCAATAGATAGATTGATGGAGTGTAAATTCACATCAGATGGGAAATACGTAGTTTACCAAGACAAATCTTATTCATGTGAAACAGGTGAACAAGTACCCTTAAATGAAGAGTGGACATTGAGTGATATTTTACACACAGGTGCGGATGTTTTATCTGCCGGATTAGATTTTGTTATACCTGGATCAGGCGCGGTTGTTGATGTATTAAACGCAATTAGTTACATTATTGAGGCTCAGTTTAAAAATAACGAAGAGAAAGATTCGTTATATTTAATGGCCGCCATTACATTTGCCTTCGTAATATTACCGGGTCCTTTACAAGCAATATCAATTCCTTTGAAGCGGGCTGTTAAAACAGGTGTTGGTATGACTTCTAAAGTTGTGGTACAGGGATTAAAAATTATTGGGGGGTCTATTGATACTTTATTGATAGGAATACCATCTAAGGTAAATGCGGCTCTGAAGTCCTCTTTGGCTAAAAACATATTGGGGAAATGGGGAGATAAAATTTCAGGTTTTATTGGTAATTTCACAAGTAGAATTAAACAATTATTAAATAAGGTAACAGGTAAAACTGGAAAAAAAACAACGAAAGAGATTGGTGGTTCGACTACTGATGTGGTCAAAAGCGACACGTTTCAAAAAATGCTTAGTACGGATAGAACTTTAGGTAAATATGGGTTGGTTGATAGTTCACAGGGATTGGCCAACTCTTTAAAAAAAGTTGTATTTGACCCAAGTAAAGTTAAGGTTCCATATAAAACAACTCACAGTGGGGGACAACAAGCTATACAAGTTTTGGGACCTAATAATACATCATTGGTTTTTTATAAAAGTAGGAGTCAGGGGTGGATTCCAATATCGGGATATAAAAATAAAAAAGCAATACCAATGAATATAGAATCAAAATATGTTTCTGATTTTGTAAAATTCCTACAGAAAAATGGTGTGGAAGGATTATCCAAGTCGGTAGTAAAACAAACCGCAAAAACTACCGCTAAATCAACTTTAACAAAAATAACAAAGACTTCTTTAACTAATTTCTTTAGAATTATGCCAAAAATATCAAAAGGTTCTTTTGTTTTAAGAAAATTAGGTTTTGTTGTTGGTAAACCATATAAATATGTTGGTAAATCAGGAAAAGCGATGACCGCAACAATTAAAGAAATAACAGATAATGGAGTTAAAGTCGCATTCAAAAACGGAACTACTACAATGATTCCTGTTGAAACATTTATAAAAAATGCGGTTGGTGCTCCTTGGATGAGACGAGGATATAGTGTTACGGTTCCATTATTTATTAAAAGATTTTCTGACTTTATTTTACCTAACGGAAATATTGATTATACTAAGATAGAACAATTACCTGATTTAGACCCTAATACCACATCACAGGAATCTATGGAGTATTTACAAGAAGAAGTGGCATCATATGAAGGTGATAAAGGTAATTATAGTGTAAATACTAATGTTAGTACAATACAAAACGCATTAATAAAATTAGGATTTAAACTACCGAAATTCGGAGCTGATGGTAAATTCGGGCCAGAAACACAGGAAGTTCTAAAACAATTCCAAGGCCAAAATAAATTAACATCGTCTTCTGGTAAAATAGATAGATTAACCGCGAGAAAATTATCCGAGTTATTAAAAAGTAAAAACATACCGGATTCCGACCAATTAATAACTAGTTTAAATGATATTTAAACTTATCGTTTACCACCAAATAACCATCCATACCTCATATAATCATCTTTTGAAGGTCCTGTATTAAATCTGGGGTCTTCATATCTTGAAGGGAAATTTGGTATTTGTGGGTTAAATGACACTGTTTTAGATGGTGTATCATCCACTTTAACTGTCCAAGAATTAATCATGGCCTTGGTCTGTTCTGTAACTTTTGTTAATTGGCTAAAAGATGACTCGGCAACATATAACGCCATTGCAATTGACATAATTAGATCGTCGTGACCCCCCTTTTGATGATCCGGTCTTCCATTTATATACACAAAATTATTCATTTCACCCCACAACCTTGAGCTTTTAACTACAAAATCGTGTCTGATGGCCTCCTCAAAAGAAGCAACAATTTGTACCCTTTTTGAATTGAAGTTAATTCCAGGAATTTTTTCAGCTTGTTTTGGATCGTATTTCCATTTATTTTGATAATCAACGCCATCAACATATAGGTTTTTGTAACCAAGTTCTTGCATTTTTCTTGATGTTGAAACTCCCATACCTCCGGTTATATCAATAACAACAAATGCCGAATACATATTTGCCCATTTAAAACAAATTTCAGCCATAACATCTGGAGGTATTTTTCCAACATATTCCGCAACCTGCTCCCTTATATCAAAATCAATAATTTCAAATGTAGAATAATCATCACTATCTCCTCTTGAAACATCCACGCCCATCACGTACTTATGTCCCATAACAGGTTCTTTCCATATCCATAATGAGTTTGACATCATTCTATTTTCAGGTTCAGCAATAAAATTTTCTTTTATTTTTTGAAGTATTTTTGAATCAAATACGTTGTCACCAGATCCAAGAAAGTTTGTTTCTAATTCCTGACTAACTTTTCTTTTATCGTATTTTAATTTTTTAACCATAGATTCAAACCAACTTGAGCTAGGTTTGAATCCCTCGTGAATATAATCTTTGATTTTTTGCTGATGTTCTAAATTTGTAACATCATAATCATCAAATAGTATTATTTGATTTGGCTTATAATTTTGTTTATTTAAAAAATAATCAATTATGTCTTCAGTTTTTACAAAATATAAATCTTTGGTGTATCTTGGATCTTTATACCAATACATCTCAGAGATTTTGAAATCGTTCATACCACGATTTGCCTGATCATAAATTTCATAATAAATCGGATCGTGACCGTTAGGTGTTGAAATAACGATAACTTTACCACCAGTTGATAACGATGCCATACAAGCTGACCAAAAATCTGAATCCGCCTCAATATAAGCAGCTTCGTCAAAAATTAATATTGTTGGAGTGTATCCCCTTAACGCATCTTTTGATGTTGCAACCGCTTTAACCTCACAACCATTAGTTAATTTATAATGTCTTTGTGAATTTTTTTCTTTTGTAAAACCAATATCAACCCACGAAGGCCATTGTTCAACAAAAGCCCTTATTTTATTTGCCATTTCTTGCGCAGTGTCAAGTTTATTGGCGATAATCAATATTTTTTCAGGTTTTTGTTTTTTCGCAAATGCTAATTTTTTTGAAGCCCACGCCGCTGTAACTGTTGATACTCCGGCCTGTCTATATTTTAAGGCAATGTTTTCATTATAATTTTCATAGTCGTCAAGTAAAGCTACTTGATCTGGAAATAACTCTAATGGAACGTATTTAGATACTGTATTATCGTAGGTCTGTAAATATGTGCGAAGTGCGTAAGGGGTATCCTTTACGCACTTCACATATTCAATTAATACTTGTTCTTTTGTGTATGACATTAATTAAACTGTCGGTTCATCCTCATCATCATAGTCTTCGTCACCAAACATTCCTTTCTTGTTTTGTTCTTTAAGCTCCTCAACAATTTCATCAACCATAAATTGTAAAGCTTGTTTACCTTTAGGATTATCAGATAAAATAAATTGAGTTAGTTTGAAAAACTTTTTTGGATCCAAGGCTGAAAATCTTTGGAATAGATAATGTTGAATATATTTTTTATCCTCTTCAAATAATTCGTCAGGATAAGCGGCGGTGAATTTTTCCCAAAAAATCGGACCTAATCTTAGATCCCAAATTTCTGCAGGTAATGTATCTTGTGACGCAATTACCATTTCAGCTTGACGAGGATCATCAGGTAATCCGTGAGTTCCTAACACCTCGAAAACACCTTTAACTAATTCGTGTAACAATATTGGAAAAGAAATACCTCTAGCTATAACAGTAGGTGGATCAGTTTCTGTGTCTATTTCAGATTGTCCCGCTTGTCCTGAACCACCTGCGGCCATCATAGATGACATATCTTCGGGATAAATCCAATATAGGTGGTCTAAAATTGATTGAGACATACCGTATAATCTAATTAGCTCAGGGTGAATTCTATTTAATTCATCTGCCACTAATTGATACATATAGTGACCCTTTTTTGATGCTCCACCAATTAAAGCGTTAATAAACCTACGTTTTGCTTTTTGTTGGTCAAATTGTTCCATAGCATCCATAAAAGCCTCTAATTCGTCGGCGTTTTCGTTAGCACTTGCAAAAGCGTCCTTAATTTCTTCAGGTGAAGGTTCTTCAGGTGACCCTTGCATGCCTTCAGACGCTCCCATCATCCCTGAAACTAATTGTGCGTCAAATTGTAAAGATCCTTCAGGTATTGCTAATTCCTTTTTAACAAGTTCTACCGCCAAATTTTCCAAAAATTCTTTATTATTGGATTCAATTTGAGATATTTTTGGAAATAATCTCATTGCAGATTGCATCAATCCCATGAGAACTCTTTGTGGAGGTCCTTGTATTGATGATGTATCACCCATAAATCTTCTTACATTTTCTACAGATTGTTTAAACCTCTGAGAGGAAATTAACTCAACAACATCTCTGTCTAATTTAGGAAGTCCAGGGTGACCTGCGTAAGGAGTAGTTTTAGATGTAATTTTTCTTTCTATACTTGGATCCATTCTCTCTGGACCTTCGTAATCAATTGGTGCTTCTTTGATTGTTCTATATTTTGCCATAACTATTAATTAAAAATTAAGACCAAGATTATCCCACTTTAACCAACTAGGTACTGATTTTTTTCCCGCTTTAGGTCTTGGGTTCACACCTGGTTTTGGACTAAATGGTGTTTTAGGTTTAGTAGTTGGTGTTTTTGGTTTTACTATCGGCTCTGCAGTTTCTTGCTCATTTGTTTCCTTTTTTGACTTAGCTTTTGGATTTGGTTTAACTCCAGGTTTAGGACTAAATGGTGTTTTTGGTTTAACCTTTTCCTTTTCTTTTTCCTTTGGTTTTGCAGGTGCTGTTTCAGTTTCAGAAATCATTTGTAAAAATTCTCCTTTTGTTATTTTTGGTTGGATGTGTTTTTCAAGCAAAGATATGATTTTTTCTTCTAAAAACAAATTTACGGGATCTTTTCCTTCTTTAATTGATTTTTTAACATCCATAACACATCTCTCATACTTTTTCTTATCTGTTCTACCAACAGATGCGGTGCAGATAGCCCAAGGATTATATTTTTTTGATTTCTTTTTACCCTCATTAGGTGTTGCTGACATAGTACCATCAGTATTTTTTGTCATCGAATAACCTTTTGGTGATGGTGGTAAATTACCTCCTTTTGGTCCGACTTTAAACGAAGGTTTTGAAGGTTCAGTTATCTGTGTTATTTGCTCTTTTTGTTCCTTTTTTCCTTCGTTTAATTTATTATATAACAATCTTAATTGAGATTCAGTTAAATTTGCTAATGTTTCTGCTTTAAGTCCCATGTCAATTAATTTAAATGCTAATTTATTCTTTTTCATAAACAACTTGTTTATCAAATTCTAGTACTATATCTCTTTCATATAGTTTATTTTTTATTGTTTTTTCATCCTCACCAAACCTGAATACTAATCTTTTTTCAATGTCAAAATTAACATCGGAATCTTCACTTTCCCAAGCCAATGCGATCACGTCATCTAACGCATCGGTCATAGAAAAAAAATCGGAGTCCTGAATTAAAGACAATTTAACTTCGTCATTTTTTAGAACTCCAACCTTTCTAATAAGTTCTATGTCAGGTGGTAAAGGGTTTCCGTTTGATGGTTTTGATTCCCAACTTTCATCCCAAACATCATCTTTAACATCAGAGAAAATAAATTCATAGATGTTGTCACCCTTATAATTCGGACCTAAACCATTGACATAAATTAGATAACTCATAGAATCGCTCCGTCAGGTGTTATTTTATATTGTTTTCCATTAACTTCAAAAACCAAATTTTTCTTATTTGTTTTTCCGATAAATGAAGCTTTTGAATATCTATCTAAAAATTTTGATGATGTTGATTCTTGAATATAAGTTTCTGAAAGATTTTTAACTTCTCTCATCGTTTTAATTTTTTTTGCTTTTTCGGTTAAAAATTTTCTTTTATTTTGTTCTTGCAAATATTTTTTTTCCGATTCAGTTTCAACAAAATAAGATTTTATAATACTATCAACTTTTGATTCTGAAAAAATGTCATCAAATACACCACCTAATCCTTCAATCTCATCTTCTTCCATCATTTCACCCATCTTATTTTTGATTTCATTTGAAAACCTTCTTTTAACATAGTTGTTGAAATTCATCTCTTTTGTTTCTGATTTTGGTTTATCACTAAATCCTAGATCATATTTACCGCCAATTAAACCTTCGTATTGCTCTTCAGTGTCATCTTCATACATTTCCATTTCAGGTAATTGTTCCTCAGACCCTTCCAATTCATCTTCAGATTGGTCAATTTCCATATCATCTGATGGTTCTTCCATTTCAGGTTCTTCATCAGATTGCATTTCAGAATCTTCTAATCTACCGATAATTTCTTCCATATCTTCATCAGATAGAACAGACAAATCAAGCGCTGATAAAATAGAATTAATAACATATTTTGTATCATCGGCAGAAATTGGCTCATCACCTTGATTTAATTTCCTTAATTTTTGACCCAATTTACCTGTTAATTTTTGAATTGTTTTAAACGTAACAGTTCCTTCTCCATCAGTTTCGTCTTCAGATTTAGAACCCATATCGGGTTCATCCATTGATAACTCGTCGTCCGGCATTTCTTCATCTGACGGTTCTTGCATTTGATCGTCCATCGGTGGAACTTCTGATTCAGCACCAGGAGCTGGTGGTAAATCTTCAGGTACCGGGGCAGAAGGTGTTTCAGCCGGAGCTGGTGATGGTTCAGGCATAGGAGCTGGAATATCGGGCATTTCGGGTTTTGGAGTTTTTAAAACAAACTTTTTTTGTTCTCCAAACAAAGAAACCCCACCGTCATTTCCTGTTGCAGTATTTATTTCTTTTGCAATTAAATTCAATCGTTTAAATGCTTGAGAATATGATGAATAATATTTCCTATTTTTCATAGGCTCTAAATATTCAGTAACACC